CAGAGCAACTTTTTCGAATGCAATGTCATGCTGAGTAACGTCACCTGGCAAAATTGCCTTTGAACCTTCACCCAACCTTGAAATGTAAAGCATTAGCTGTTTCATATCACAGTTTTGAGCTTCGTCAAGTATCATCATGGTTTTATCGAAAGTCGCTCCTCTCATATAGGCAAGAGGTCTAAATTCTATAAGCTCGTCTTTAAAAAGCTGAGTTAGCTTTTCCTTCGTGATGATTTTTTCCATGGTAATCAAAAAGCTTTCCATGTAGGGACCTATTTTCTCGTGGACGTCCCCCGGTAAACTACCTAGCTTCTCACCAGATTCTTGAATCGGTTTAGTGAAAATTATTTTCTCAATTTCCCCTTTTTGTAGAAGCTTCAACGCTGTATAGCACGCCGAAAAAGTCTTGGAAGTTCCAGCAGGTCCCCAACAGAACGTAATTGTGCTGTTGAAGATTGTTTCCGAATACTGTTTTTGTTTTGGAGATAAAGAAATATCTAAGAAATCACGTGCTGCTAATTTGCTTTTTGCTGCTGGCATATTTGAGTGTTTGAAAATGATATGATATATATTTCAAAATTTTGAAACCAAAAAATTGACATAAAATGGCCACAGTAAGCACAACATCAATTCTGGGATCTGACTCCATATCCGCCTCTAGAATCACAATCAACTCAAATTTCCTTATTTTACAGAACTGGATCAATCAATATGTCGGCGTTTTCGCTATTGATTCTGTAAACGGGATCCTTGACCTAACTCAAGCATCAACAGGGAGAATTTCTGCTAAAACTGGTAAGTTTGACCAAATCATCGTTCCAAGTGGTGGAACTGCTTTGGCTCAAATACTTTCTTCTGGTGCGAGCCAATTTGTTAGCGTGGCAACCACAACATTAACGGCGAGTGGAGCTGCAACTCTTTCAGGTTCTTTTACAGCATCCGGAACGGCTACTTTCAGTTCAACCACAAACCTCAATGGAGCAACCAGGCTTAATCAAGCTTTCACCATACTAAGTTCAGGTCATTTTGTCGGGCAAAATACAACAATTGCTACTGGAGCGGCAACTGGTGCTGCTTTCCCGGTTTCGTCTTCTGGAGGCGGCGGAAGATTAAGCTCAGTAACGGTTCCCTACCAAGTAACAGGTTTGGAAGATGTGATTTATGCACGGTGCGGAAGCGGGTGGTATATGACAGTCGGAACCACCGGAGCAACTGCTTCAAATTTAACAGCAGGAACAAGACTTACAATTATTAATACGGGATCAACTGGAGGATTTATAGCAACAGGATTACAGAATAGCGGGGCTTATTACACAGGCTTCAATACAAATTCTTCATATGCAAAATATCCAACTGCTGGGATTACGTGTGACAACAACAGGCCATACCAATCTGCAATTACATTACAGTGGGAACCAAGAATTAGCCAAAACACTGGTACTCAGCAAGGATCATGGGTGGTGTTATCTTCATCAAACATGTCCTGGTCTTAATAAAAATCTATTAAATGGCAAAAACCCCTTTTATACGTCCATTACAAGTTCAGGGTGGTACTTTTTATGCTTTTTCGTCCGCGGCGGAGGATCTTTCTTTCACGTTTAATAATTCAATAAACAAATTTAAGTTTTCAAAATTCGCATTATTAAACATACCTGAAATTAATTCTGGAGACCCTTTGGGTAATTCTTTAAAATTGAACGCCCCTGATAGTGCTTTCATCGATAAAGCTACGAATGCTGGGCAAATAATTACAACAAACCAAAATGTCAATTTTTCTCAAAGCTTTCAAAGTTATTGTTTGAATCTTGAATCAACCATTCTTAGTGGAAACGATTATGATTCTACACTCAAGCAAAACATCTCTGAGCGTGTTTTTTGGAAATGGTTAAAGGAATTGGGCGGAATAAGATATCAACCAGCTGCTTCGACTCAGGTGGTTTCAACCCTTGACCAAAATACTGTTATTACTGTAAATGGCCTTCCAAGGACGGAAAAAAGGTATGTGGAGGGCGACCCGGTAGGTGGAACCGGATCTTTTGGACTAACTGGAACAACGTATAACCGTGTAGTCCAATATATCGGAAACCTTGACATTGTCAATTCAGTAAAAAACAACAATAACACTTATTCTGAAGTTTATGTCCTGGTCCCAACGAGAGATGGTAATACACCGACAGTTTTATTTAAGAATGTAGTTGATACAAACTATCCAATGGATTTCTCTTGGACCAATAACCCAGCAGATCCTTTGAATGATGAGTACTTGACAGGTAGGGCTTATGACGAATTAAACCCAAGCGGATTAACCAATTTGGCAATTTTCGACTGTGATGTTTTAGGACAGCCTCAGGTAGCTTATACAGATACCTCTAACGGTTCAACTGGCTCTGGAAACTGGTATTCACCTAGAGCAATTGCAAACACGTATTTTACAGATTCCAGTTTTACAGATCCCACAGCACAAATTCTTGAAAAATCATATCAAGGTGCTACTACAGGAAATGGATATCAGAAATATGTGAGAACTATCTTAGATTCGGTTGGTCTTGATTTCGATCCAAATTCTTACAAGCAAATTGTAGACGATCCTGCGATCTCTACTTTTGAGGAATTTAACGCCACTTCTCTTTCTACAGATTTCAGCTTCAATGCAGTTCTTATTTATTATGATGTATACGACCCTGCAATCCCAGCTGATTCTGCAACGAATCTTTATGGGGTTCTTTTCTTGGACGATGTCCAAGACACTGGCGTAGGAACTTACGAAATCCCAGGATTCCAAAAGTATAAGCCAAACCCTGTTACCAAACTTAACGGTAACTCTTATGGGTTGAAATTGAACATCAAATTTGATGTTGATATCGACCAAACCGGTGTAGAGCAGGCTATCAATGATTATTCTCCTTTCTCCTTGACGATGTTCATGGACGCAGTTAACGTACTTCAAGATGCTTCTGCAACACTGAATAACACTGCGGCAATATACACTGGCCTAGAAGATAGAGTAAGCTCTCTCGAAAATTTAGTTCTTTCCTCGGAAACAACTTTTAATATCGACAGAAGAATAACCGCAATAGAAAGTGCTTTAGCTGCAAATCAAGCTTTATTTAACAACACTCAAGCGGTTATGGGGTTAATCAATCAAAACTATGAATTGATCAGAGCTATTATCAATAATGAAACCTCTGTTGAGATCTCATACAACCTGAACTTGATCAAACAGGGACAGGGGATTATTGTTGATAGAAGCGTTCCTAACCAGCTAACAATTTCAAACGATAATCAGGATTATCACGTTGGTCCTGCAAATGGAGTTGTTAGCCTACAAAACGTTTCCCCAAACACAATAGTTCTTCAAACTTTTGGCAATTATGTGAAGCATGTTAACAACGGAGTTCCGATTACTTTAAGCTCCGATTTAGTAATCAGAATTGATGATTACACTTTGACAAATTGGAAACAAGGTCAAGTCATGAGATTTTCGTTCGGAGACCAAATTATTCCCGGAGATTTCAATGTTACATTTCTAACGAACGCAGTTGGTAAATACCCATTGACAAATCCAACTAACGTACCGTACTCTACCCTTATTTTGTCAATGACGAATAACGATTTTGTAGCTTACGATTATAAACCAGTGATAGATATAGTGTGTATTGATCCTATCAATCTCATTTTCCAAGTAGACGAGGTAGGTAAAAGTTTAACTAATAATTCTTAAAATTCAACAAAGCGTATATGGCAGGCACCCAAAATAGTATAAGTTCTTTAGTAGCACAATTTCTCAGGCTTCAAAAGAATTCTATTGAGATAATAAACGGACTGAACGAGGTTGCTACTTCAACCAACGAAACGGTTCAGATTGAGATGCTAGATGAGGCTGGCCTACCCACGAACTCCAGTATTCCTGCTTATGGGTATTTACGAAGCCAAATACAAAGACTCGATTCAAACATTCAAGCTTTGGCCGGCCTAGGTGAGAACTTTTCCACTGTTAGAAACCCAGACGGAACTTATTCGCAGATCTACAGGTCTCAACCATTGAGGGATCCTAGCCCATTAATCAATCTCCAGGTACCAAGCACATTTTCAACTAGGGATAACTGGTTTTTTGAAAGCTTTCTTTCCCCGTTATTATATGTTAGCATAGATGCAACCGGTCAACTTCCTGATGATTCAGATAGGATCCTAATCAAAAGAATCATAGCAAATACTGACACTGACGAAAAGAAAGCCTACTTTGATGCTAACCTAAACGGAAGAAATGATGTTGGAGAGCAAGAATTTATTAATGAACTGATCGCTAACGGGATCACTTATTTCGTTGATGAAGATATTGTCCCTTTACCTTTGAGAACCATAAGGAACAAAGGAACATTCAGTGTAATATCTTTTTATGATGACACTGTCAGCACAACAGATGCTAACGGACAAGTAGTACAAGAAACCCGCAGGAATTACAAATTGAATTCTGTTCAATATACAGATACGAGCACTGGAGTAACCAACGGTAGGACTCTAAACGTTGGTGATTTTCTTTTAACAGTAGATGGAACCAAATATCAAATATCTTCGATTAATATACAGGAAACTTCGGTTCAGCTAAAAAGAACATCTGGTTATCAAACGGTTACAATTGGTGTTGATACCCTTTCTTTGCTTTCGACCCAATTTAATCCAAGATACGTCGACGTAAACGTTGGTTATGACGAAAGACAGGGTGTGTTCTTTAAGAAAATTGACGATAACTACAATATTGTTGCTTCGACTTGGTCTCCTGGTATTATATTTTACAGTAACCAATTAAGAATAAACACCACATCTGGCGTTCAAACACTTGAGCAATATTATTTAACTTCAGTTGCTGATTTGGGCCAGCAATTGCTTGGAATGGCCAAAGAAAAGAAAATTGCAGCTATCAGTGGATTGGTCCCAGATGCTCCAACGATCGTTCCAACTAACTTTAAGGTTGTTCAAATCAATACGCAGCTTACCCAGGGAACAGATGTTCAAACATTGAACGATAAGGTTGCTCTCAAATCAACATTACAGAGTGAGATTGCTCAATTAGATACAGCTATCAATACAAGCCGAGCACAGATCAATAATGTAAGTAGCACCTCAATCTTGCCACAGGCAACTGTTTCTATTGTTAATGTTTCCTCTCTATCAAATACTTTAACCTCAAGTACCCAGAATACGCAAGCTTTGCAAGCAAATCTGAATTCGTTAACCCAGCAACGAGTACAAAAACAGCAATTGCTTGCTTCCGTGGTTAGTGACATTTCGACAATTTCAAGTAGTACACCTCAGCTAATTGCTGATCCAAAATATAGGGTAAGAGGTTTTTGGGCTTTACCAACACCAAAAATTAACCCAACCACAGGACCCCAGGCGGTAATTCAATTTATTATTGAGTACAAATACTTAAGCGACTCTGGTGTTGCACCGGCTGTACAGCAAATAAATTTTCTTGATAACAACGGTCAACAAAAAACTGGAGCATTCAGCAACTGGAATAGAGTAATCACCGATATCAGATCTAAGGTTTATGACCCAAACACAGGAACTTATATTTGGACCCCAGAAATAACTGATGATGCTGATGCCAATAACATCAATCAGCTAGATATCCCAATAACTAAGGGAGAACAGGTAGAAATCAGAATAAAATCCGTTTCAGAAGCAGGGTGGCCAGATAATCCTATTACATCGGACTGGTCAGAAAGCGTTACTGTTTCATTCCCCCCAGATGCTTCCACACAAAATGCTGCCGCTTCACTTTCTAGTAATTTAAGAGACGAGGCAGTCCTTACAATACAACAAGACCTTTCAGCAAAAGGAATTGATGCACTTTTATCACGCCAGTTTTCCAACGGAAGTAAAACATATTTCCTCGATGCTCCCACCATTGCAAGCGGATTTTATGACGCCAGTGGAACACCTGTTGATCTTTTTCAGAAACTTACAGAACTCCAGGATCAGCTCAATAGTTTGAAAGCAACCGTAGAAAAATCTGTTGGAATTCTTGAGGTTCAAATTGTTGATCAGGCAGGAAATACCCAGATAATAAGCGGAGGACAAACGATAAAACTAAATGCTGGATATTACAACCAGATTTTTGCAAATCCAACAACCAGCGATGCTGGAAAAATTGCTGCCAAAATTTATCAGATCAAACTCATTAATACTGCCGCAGGATTGCTAGAATTGGCTTCGTCACTTCCTGGCGGGCTGGACACGTTGGCAGGAACTTCCACGACTTACACTTTGCCCAATGGTTATGCCCAGAATTTGAGGTACGGTGAAATTGGAATCTCTGTTACATCTTTGACTGCAGCTGACATAATACCACCGGGATCAACAGGTAATGCAAACAACGAATCATTCCAACAATTGAGACAGGCATCTCCATATGTTTCGGGAAATGCAAACAGCCAATTCGTTTACCCTAGATGGAAAACTGTTGGTCTTGATCAGGATCTTTATTTTGTTCCAGCTAGTTATTCCAGTGGATATAATTACCAAGGCAATGGAAGTGGATTACCACAAAATGGATCTTCTTTAATTCCTTACGATCCGGCTGTTTCAACCGTTCCAACTGCTTCTGGTACAAACGGTTCAGTTTGGAATGGTGGATACACAGGATCAACAGGGTCCTACGTCGGACTTGGTAATGGATACCTTAGCGAATTTTGTATTCACAAAGATCACCCTGCACTCAAAACCGGGCAAACATTCGTAAACCTAGTTAAACCTAATTATTCTGGCGGGATCGTAGTTTATCCGTACTTCAGGCAATCTGATTATTTCTATTATGATAGCACTTTGGCTTATTATTGGACTCAATTGGGATATGCACCGGTTACAACAGATTTTGTTCAGGGCCCAACTGCAGACAGAGAAGATTCTATGTACCCATATAAACTAGGTTTTGAAAGTAATGATGAATGGCTTCTTGGTAGATACAGCTGCGGGTCATATCTTTTCCTAGGACCAGTAACTGCTTCGTCTGTTCAGGTCCAAGGATCAACTGCTCTTGCAAGCCAGTTTGTTCAACAGGGGGTAAATAATGCAATAATTATTCCTTTGATTTTCCAGTTTAGGGCAACCGATAAATTGGGTTACATAGGGGGTTTTAGAGCTAATGGAAACCCAACCAATATCACCTATACGAAAAAATTGGGAATTGATATTCAGGTTAGAAACCAGAGTCCATTTTCTTTCGACCTCGAAGTTACAGCAAAGTATAAAAATGATACACTTTCTTCGCCTAATTTCGCAACCCCAGGAGGAACAATCTTACTGTAATTCAAATGTGTAACTTAAAGAAAGGTAAAAATGGCATCCCCAAAATTATTCGATTATAATTCATCGTTCGGTGTCCTAAGAACAAACCCAAAAGTGACAGGTAACGTTAAAATTACCGTAGATTCAGATGGAGGTGTTTGGCTTAATTCATTAGATGCAAATCCGACTCTAAGTGATCAAAGATTTAAGAAATATCGAGTAACTGGACAGAATTCATATTCGAAAGATCTCTATAGATTTTTTCAAAATGGTACAATTTCTAACGATGTTATATTCCAAGTAGGCAAGTTTACAGACGGTGAAAACAAAGCAGTTGAATCTTTCTCTGCCCAGTATGATTTTTTTTACGGTAGCGGTGCTTCTACTCTGATCGACCGAAATTACACAGAAAACTTCAGATATTTCCAACCTTTGTGGTTGAGAAAAGAACTTCCCGAATTTTTCGTAATTTTTAAAGTTCCTGGTCCTTTAAGTTATCCATACTCTACAAATCAAACGTCTATTCAGAACGGGGTTCAGTACAAGCTGGTGCAAGATACAACCTCCTCATCTACCTTCCAGATAACATATGGAGTTGATAATGCTGGATCCCCTATAACTTACAGCGCAGGACAATTTTTTACCGGAAATTCTGTTTATAATTCTTACTTGGTAAGCTCTGGATCTGGTAAAGTTGTTGAAATGAATGAGCTGCTTTTTCAACCTGAGGTTGATGATGTTGAATCATACTTCAACACAAAAATCCTTCCCTATGCAACAGCTATTGCCACATATGATCTAAGGAGCAACACAACTATAGGCAAGTACATTCGTTCTATAACTAACGATCCCGCATATGCTGAAGCACCTGTAGATTTTTCATTTCAACTAAATTCTTACACTTATTATAATGGAGCTGATCTTAAAACTGGTGCTTTGACTAAGAAGGGCGAGCTGCTGTATGACTATCTCACATCCGCTTCTTCAACTCCGCAAATAGACTTTGAAAATTATGTAAGTGAAGGATTTTCTAGAAACGGAATAATAGCACCCAATCTTCTTAATTTAGAATTTTTATTTAACGATTCGGATTCAGATCTTTATTCAATCAATAGATACTTTGGATGTTATGTTTCTAGAAACAATCTTGGAGAGTTTACCCTCAACGGAGATTTCTATTATAAGTATAGAAACCAGCAAGGAAACAACAATCTTCCGAAGCCTTCTTTAAACAACGTTGGATATTTCAACAGTACCTCAAATAATTTTCAAAGCTCTACCACGGGTGTTAGAATGTATTACGAAGGAGCTTCCGGTTGGATACCAGGATCTTATGATGTGAACGTTTCGGATCCTCAGAAACTTTACTACATTACAGACAAGAACGAAAATTTTTATAGTCTACAAAGATACCAAAATTATAATTCTTCTAATGGTACCTGGTTAGATAACACCCCGGTTTCTTCTCAATTTGGTCCATTTAAGCCTGATGCTACTTTTGGAACAACCGGAACCTTGGGAAGAACTAAAGGAAACCTTGTACTGTCCGACCAACAGGTCAATTTATTAGATTTTACTGGGCCAGGAGAAAAAATAGGGGGATTCTCTGGTTTCATTCCGGGGGATAAAGGATTTGCAAACACAAACGTCGAGTTCTTACAAACCTATGATGCGTCAAATCCGGTAACATTTAAAATTATCTGGCCTAATGGAACTCAAGGAGATCTAAATGCGAAATTTGATATTGTTCAATCCGGCAAATTGGGCGGAACTATATTAGGTTGGAAGGCGGGTTCTTCATATAATACTGGTTCAACCCATTATTTCAATATTCTCCAAGGTAAAACCTCAGATATAGCTTCTTCTTTTTGCACGTGTATTTCTTCTATTAGTGATGTTGTCTGGGATTCTGCAAGCTCACAGAATAGCTCAATAATTAGAGTCAAAAATCAGGGGTCAAAAGAGAATGGGCAGTTTAAAATTGCAGTCTTTTCTGACTATGCTTCTTTTAGTTTAAATTACGCTGGGATCTGGTCAAATACTTCCTCTTACACAACAGGACAAATAGTAAATTACAATGATTATTATTTTCGAGCTTTAGGTACAATTCCCGCTCCTTCTTCGGGTAATTTAAATGTTGCCCCAGAGGTTGGAATTAACTGGGAACTGTATTTAACTTTCTCTGCATCTGGTGTTTTGAAAATAGCCGACGTGGATGCTTCTTTGCTTGCTAAGAATGTAAATTTCAGGGGCGGGACAGATTATGTTCGTTCCAGAGTAGCATTCTCAATAAACGAAAAAAACAAAGTAATACCCGGTACTTGGATAGAAGTTGAAAGCGGAAGGGGAGTAACCGGATCCGTTTCAATGATCCGTGAGGTGACAAGATATGTTGACCAACCTATTTATGATAATGATCCCAATAAAACTTTTGGGACTGTTACCGGTTTCCGAGGTTATAATGAGTTTTTAATCGCTGAACTCCAAGACGCAAAAGCCGTTATCGATCTTGGTTCTGATGGTAATTTTAATCTCTTTGAAATGTCTAAGCTCTATTCTGGAGTTTTTTCTTTCTTTGATTTAAAAGATTTCGACTTCGACTTCTTTTCTTCTACATATGGTGTAACTCCAACCCCGGAATACCATAGATACTTCAAACTCATCCCGGAACAGCCCGGGCAGATTATACAAGACGTCAAGTACTTGATAAGACAAGGACAAATCGTAGTGGATCAAGGAACACCGAATGAAAGGATTCTTCAGAAAGGACAAGCATTTATCGGATCAAATGTTGATTATTTCGTTGACTATGGATTTTCGATTAATGGCGTATTAGCTGTTGTTTTACCTGCTATTTTTAGTCAGGTTGGTTGGATCTCAGAATCCTCAACCTATGACGTTTCCCAGATTCAAGCCGAGCAAAATTTAAATGCTTTTATTGGATTTTATGGAATACAATCAATTAGCGATACAAGGCCAACTCCTAGCTCCTTAGATAAAACTCAGGTTTTTGAATATGGTAAACTTGCTACTGAATATGAGTACTTAGAAGAGAATTTTACTCAGACAAGAGCTAATGTTTCCCGTGTAGTTCCATTTATAAATAAGTGGGGATACTACGGAGGAACAGATTCAAGAGGAAATGTTTATCGATTGAATTCTTCTCCCGCTTTCAGCCCGACTAACTTCTCGCCTAGTTTTCAAAAGGATACACCAGATCCCGGGTTTTTGACCCACGAGTGGATGATTCTTGAAGGATTACCACAAGAATATCCGATCGAGGCAATCGGCGAACAGAAAAACTACTTGCCAGGTAAAGTGGATCTTGCCCAAATAAGAAACGCAAACCCTGCAAATTCTCCTTACTTTGATTCTTTTTTTACGGTTGAACCCAATGATTATCCAAGTCCATATAATAACACCTCTAACCAAACCAAAGAATTTTTCACACCCTTTACCTTCAACAGATCTACCGGTTTTTATGACACAATTTTTAGAGGGGTAAAAATTAGTTTAAAACGAAGAAGCACTCTTCCAAATCCACAGAGTGATTTAGATCGCTATGTTTTAAATTACCGGGGCTTTGAAAATTACAATTTTTCGGCTATTCTTAGGGTTGTACCTGAGGATGATACGATTATACAGTCTCCTGTTTCGTATGAATTGATCGAGAACGTTCAGCAAAAATGTGTTTTGTTTGTTACAACTGTTGTTATCAAGGATTACAGGGCTTTGCCTTTGGATTATTTGGGTGCAACCGGGGGAACCCCTTATCTGGATTATCTCCTTATGTACAGCTTGCAAGATAAGAAGAAAAATGCAAACGTTGGTCCAACTGGAGCGACCGGTCCAACAGGATCAATTCTCTATGAAATAGACGATATCAAATTATCGTCTGCACTGGATCTTTCTATTATATCAGAAAGCTCAGTTACAACTATAACCAATCCCGGAAAGGTGTTTATTATCCCAAACCCCGATTTCGATACTGATTTAAGGGAAGAAATCAATTTGTTTTACCCAATCGGATCAACCGGCAGTGTTGGTGTAACTGGACCTGGTAGTTTCTATGTCCCTAGCGAAAGCTACACATACCCTTGGCCGGTTGGAAGATCCCAATCGTTGGTAAATTTCGAGGCTATAGAACCTCCTTACTACGAGTTTGATATTCCTTTTGCTTTTTTGAGCCCGGTTACTATACCAGTTGGCCCTAGATCAGCTTACGCTGGTAAGCCTGTTTTTCAATCCGAGGGGGGATACAATTATTTCGATTTTATCCTGAAAAGGATTTCACTTTCACAGATCTTTCAGAGAGTAAATGGAGAGAGCCCTTACGTAAAATACACTACATACGATTGGGACTCCAACACTTCAACTACTGTTTCTACTTCTGACTATTTTCAAATTTCTTTATCCCAGCCTACTGCAATCTACAAAGCTAATGGATTGTACCCAGTGAAAAGTTTCTCTGGACCGCAAACTCTTGGTAGAAACGAGCCTACTGGATATGTATTACAAAATGGAGGTTCTTCATATGCTTCAGATATTCTCAGATATGGAGGATTGTACGAGCCTTTATTCAAGAAAATTTTCAAATTCAAGAACGACAAAAACGACACCATCGCAAGAAATCCAAGCGTCGATCTGAGTTTTAGGAATTGTACCTTTGCTCCTGAGCAAACGAATTTTGGTGTAATAGAGAATCTTTCGTATTCTAAGGTTTCTCTGGGGAAGAATATTTTAGAAGCCTCACAAAACCTTCCTCAAGGTCCTGTGTATCCTCTAGTTGGGCAAACCCCAATTTCCAACAAAAACTTCTCCGTTTTTCTATCGAGCTGGGATCCTGGGTATTACAATTTATTCAGCTCTGCAACTTCACAAAGCCCGGTTGCTGGGACGCGTTCAATGAGAGAGTATAAGAGTTTTCTCGGTTCAAAAATGATGCAAACGCCGTATACAATTACGATCTATACTTTCATCACACTTGAGCTTGCGAGAAATTCGGGTACCACAAACGTTCAGGCAATTAACACTGCAGCAAATGCAGCAGTTACCCAAATACAAAACATAAACGCTACTAACTCAAATACTGGAATTGGTCAACTTGGAACCTACCAAACTATTGTTGATTTGCCTGCTTTTGATCAGGGAATTTTCCCAAATGTAGAAGTTTTCTGGCAGAAAAATTCGGTAACTAATGTTGTTACTGGCTTTATCCGCCTTGATAGAATTCTAAGAAGATATCTACTTAATTCTGGAATAATCACTGTTTTTGTGGATAACATCGTAAGTGAATTTGGACTTGGAAATCCGAATAGCATAGACGATGATGTAAACACTTATATCGAGGAAAATATAGTTCCAATTTATGAAGGGATCACCTTCGATTTATTTGTCAAAAAAACCGGACAAAATCTTTCATCAACTGAACTTCTAGTTCGGGGTGATTTAATCAATCCGGACCGGATTAAGTATGGGTATTACCAACAAAGTAATTTCAAACTTACTAAAATAAATGACCTTGCATATTCTTTCGAGTACGCTTTAACTGCAGGACAAAACTATTCCACAACATTCTCTTTCAGGATTCAAAAAATTTGATCTTTGTACACGTCGAATATATAAACAAAGAAAATTAAAGCATGCCTTCACTAAATATTTTAAACCTGAATTCTGGTGACACCCAAGAAGACATAAGGAATAAAATCAACGCTAATTTTGATTCCCTGGTAGCAAACGGAGGAGGCCCTCAAGGACAGCAGGGAGATCCTGGAGAACAAGGTCCGATTGGGCCTGCGGGCGTTAAAGGAGATTCCGGCCAACAGGGAACACGAGGAACGGTTTGGAGCGTTCAAGCAACAGCACCTTTGGGGGGAAGCGCAAATCCTGTTTTAGTTGGGGATTATTGGGTCAACACAGCAGATAACAATTTAATTTATCAATACGGAGCTTCAGGCTGGATTAGCACTGGGCAAAATTTGCAATCAACAGAAGTGTTTACCACACTTTCTGGTATTTCTGGTCCATCGGGATCGAAAAATGCAATTGTAATTAATTCTCCTTTCCCTGAATTGTACACTCTGGTTTTAAGTGATTCGGTCTCATTGAAGCCCACTGCTAACCCGACCTACTCTAAATTTTTAATTGCAACAAATTCAACCAACGATTTTCCTCTTGTTGAGTTTGCAAAAACTAATGCTTCCGGTGTTGGAACAGCTGCGGATTATAACAGACATCCCCAATTCAGATGGTTAAATCCCACACAGTCAAACTATAATTTGCTTTTTTCAGTCCCACAGGATTCTATGACATTCAGGTCGGGAGGAAGCCTAACCATCCAAAGTACAGCGTCAGCTTTGAATTTGCTTTCGAATACTGCGATGTCAATTTCATCTGGTGCGGCTATGAATGCCACATCTGTTGGACAAATGTCCTTTTCCTCCGGAAATTCTGTGATGACATTTAGTTCTCAGAAGTACATTCTGACTAATTCCCTGCTTTCACTTTTTGTTCCTCTATCGATAAATTCCAGTTCTTTGGGGTATGCGGTTTCATTTAGAAACACGTCCGCAACGGGATCTGGAATTATTATCTCTGGATCAACCTCAAGTACTTCATACTTTTTAGCAAATTTCCTTTCAACAGGGACAACAAGATTTAGCGTCAGAGCAGACGGTAAGGTTTACATGAACCAGCAGGGATCAGCAATAAAAACTATCTCCGGAACTTACGACCTCAATACTTCAATAAGTTCTACAAACATTTATTTCTGGAAAATTGGAACAAACAGAATAAATCAGGGAAATACAGCTATTATGGCAATTTCCTCTGGTAACTATAGAGGGATTTTGATTCCAATAGGGGCTGCAGCAAACAGCTGGAGTTCTTATCTTTCAAACTATGAATCAATACAATTTAGAATTTTGGCAAGCTCAGCGACTAATAAAATCCAAGTTATTTCTTATGATTCCGGTGGCGGACCAACAGTTGGAAGCACAGTTATTTTCGGAACATCAGGAGCACAATACATCGATCTCACTATAATTAGGGGTTCTTCAAGTACTGATTACCAAATTTACTACAGCACCTGTGAAGGATTATGTGGAAAACTAGCTTAAAAAGAAAGAGCAATGAGTTTTAATGTTAAATACATTTTCCCGGGCGACGATAAAAATGAAATCCTGGCAAAAGTTAACTATAACTTTGCACAGGTTTTCTTTAACGGTGTAGGTGAAAGGGGCCAAATCGGAGAAATTGGGCCGACTGGAATCATTGGTGAAGTTGGGGGAGATGGTGAAATTGGAGCAACGGGAGAAAGAGCAAACAATTGGTTTTTTTCAATAACTGAACCACAGGCCTCCGCTTCTCAGAAAAACGACATATGGGTAAACATAGGACCAACTGGGGCACAGGAAGTTTACATCTACGACGGAAGTGATTGGGTTTTCTCGGGTGAAACTATCCTAGGAGATTCAACATTCGGTCTCCTTACACAAATAGTAGGTCCGGGAGGAAGTACAACTAACAACGCTATTGTCATATCTGATCCTGTTCCATCTGATGTATCTGTGGTTATTTCCGATGATGTTTACGCAACGGGAAATGTTAATCCCAACTTTGCCAAGTTCGTGGTAGCTACTGATGCGAGCACGGTTGCTCTCCCAATTTTTTCTTTCGATAAAACTTTTTTAGGATCTAATTCAATCCCCGGATTCGTGTGGGGATCTACGGGAAATAATTATGATGTTGTATTCTCTAATCCTAATAATACAACTTTTTCTAGTGGGCTTACAGCAAATTTCTCCGCAACCGGCGGGACTGCTAATTTGATAAGTTCTGGTTTATTGACACTCCAGTCAAATTCTGGTATGTCTTTTGAAAATGCCACTGGAGCAAGCGCTGCCATGTCGTTTTCAACCCCCAATTTAGTTACATTCTCGGGGTCAAATATCCAGCTTACCGCAAGTTCTTTAACCTACCAAAATTTAACATCGACCGCCGGGATAACAGCATCAGCAAACGAGATTCTTACAATCAATTCTCCAGGAAACGGAGCTTATGTTGAAATCGTAGGACAAACCGGCCCAACAGGAACACCTATTGTAACATACAAAAACTCCAGCGGATATAGGATCTTTGAAACCAGAAGTAACAACCTCAGTGTTGTTGGACAAACCGGGCCATCGGGTTCGGCCTCTGGTAGATACGTTAAAGCTGTGCAAGCCCTAACGAATGTAAGTGCCTCCTCAACTTTCAACAGGTCTGGGTTTACCAATAATTACGTTCCGGTATCTCTAACTAGCTCAAGTTCAGATTTAATCTATGTTGTACCAAAGTACTCTTCAAGTTCTTCAATTTTTGCGGACGGAAAACAATACAGGCTTTATCTCCAGCTGACAAACTTCACTAATATCTGGAGTAATGCACTGCAGGAGGGAAGAAGTTTTGATATTTTTCTCGAGGATGATACATTGTGTTTTGGCGGCTTGAGAACTGTTTATCCCGGAGGTGCAGCAACTTCACAGATTGGAGATTTTTCCAATTCTGCAACCGGAGGATGCAGGCATGTTCGATTTACTCCGGTTAATGAATCAACAGCCTTTTACTACGCATTTACTCCTAAATTATCTTCACCTTCCAGATGTGGATATATTTCTACGAGCTCAACAGCTTCCGGAGACAGCGGAGGCGGGGTAACACCATCAGCATAAACTTTGAGATAAATAGACTATGGAATTGACACCAAAAGAAGCAAAAAAAGCAAATGATTTAAAATTTGAATTTTTAAAAGTTCGATCTGAGATTGAGCAAGTTGAAAAAAAAATGGAATCTTTGAACTTCGAGGCTGGAACACTAATTAAAAAATTAGAAGATCTCAGAGACGATGAGAAGAATCTGCTGGAATTTTTGCAAGAAAAATATGGACCAGGAACACTTGACCCAATAAAATTAATTTACCATGCTAAACAAGATTAAAGCCCTCCCCAATATATTGAACAACAGAATAGTATATCTGCTTGGAATTGGAATTTTGGTTATGCTGTTGCTCAAACAGTGCAACGCTACTCAAGATGCAAAAGCAGAAGCTGAAAGAAATTACAATAATCTTTTGGCGGAAAGAGATACAGTTAGAATCCTAGAATCCAAAAATGGAGCCATGCTTGCGGAAAAGGCTGCTTTTAAATTGAAATATGATGAGCTCAGTGATGATCAAAAAGATCTGATAAAAAGATTGGAACTTTCTGGAAAGAAAAAACCGGGTGTTGTGATCCAAACTGATATAGTTTATAGGGACACCTCAATTTTAGTACCGGTTTTGGCCTCTCTGAAAGACGGAGAACCTGTTTTAGGTTTTAAACACAATCCCACTTTACCCGGAAAGAATTTCCTTCTTATTTCCGGGATCCTTCCATATAAACTCCTTACTGACACGGTAAAAGATTCCTCTTCTCCGAACGGGATAAAATTAGTGAGTAGAGTGGAGCCGGGAACTGCAAAACTCACGATGGAACAAAAAATTGACCTGGTAACAGGACTTTACACAGATCCTAAAACAGGGAGAATATTTGTAAGAGCATCAACTACTTTCCCTGGTATCACATTTTCTGATATGCAGGCTTTAGATATGGTTGATGACCCAGCAACTAAAAAAGCTTTGAAAAAAGCCAGAAAACCATTTGGTGTTGGCTTCTCTCTGGGATGGGGAGTGACTGTCGGCAAGGAAGGTTATACCACGGGTCCGAACGTGGGTGTTGGCTTAACTTACACCCCAACCTGGTTACAATTTGGAAAGTAAAAAGAAATAATGGCATACACTACAACTTCAAAATATGTGCAACTGACTCCTTACCTTGTTTTGGAGTACATGTATGCTGACCAGCCTAATCCTGAAACTTATAACGTAAACTCGGGAAATCCCGCTGTAGGTTTTAATAAGCTCATCAATGGTATACTTGAATACAAGGGATCCCCATTGAATGACGTTCAAATTTTCAACCAGGACCAAAATTACTCGGTTACTCAGAACACCTCACTAAATAGTGTAGTGAGAGTTTCCGAGAATGCTTTTATTCCTTTGAACCCAAATTTGATCGTACCTTATAACGATTTCAATCCCAAATTAACTCCCACTGTCGATCTCCCCATAGTTTTTCCTAGCAATATTTCTGTTGTGTATGACACTGTTAGGTATCACATATTACAGGGATATAATTTAGAGAACATCGACGGATTAATCTTAAGCATTTCATACTTGGATCAGGATGGAAGTTATGTGCTTTTTTCACAGATCGAACTAAGCTCTGGAACTGCCCAAGAATACACTCTCAATCCAAATCCTTTGACTATCGGTTCAAATATCTACGATAAGTACTTTGAACTCAATGTTCCTTCTTTTGTTGATATGAATAACCAGTATGCGGCTGCAACTACTCCCAACAAGCCAAATACTCTAGCTGGTAAAACCAGCAAAAGCGGAAGAGGTTACGTATACGGTGCTCCGATGAGAATTTCCGTATGGCAAATTGACGACACTACCCTGGTAAACGGTTACGATCAGTATGGAGTTACTCTTTATGCAACTCTTTCTCTCGAGACGGAAGATCCTTTCCAAAATATTGGAGCCTATATAGCTCCAGCGGACACCGGGGATTTCTTTGAATATTTTGCTACTGATGACGGTGGATTTATTGAAAACTTTATTCTTTTCCAAAATTCTATTGGCAATCAATACTACATAGATCACAAAGTAGAAGTAGTTGAACAGATTGGTGCAGCATTAATTGTAACAAACAATTTCTCCACAATTCAAACAACCGCTTACGACATCCCTCTATTATACAGACCAATAGTAAGGTATTCTGCGTTCGCCGCCAGTTTTACTCTTAGGTACATAATGACACTAATCAACAGCAAAGACCAATCGAGGCTGGTGAGGAGTGCTTCTTATACATCAACAAACCCTGCTAGGTATGGTCCTTACATAGCGCCTCTCCAATTATCTGTTCTTCCGCAAACACAAAAGATCTACAATAAACTGGCGAGTCAATCGAATATCACTGTTCCGTCGAACAATATAGCTCCTAAGGAAATTGTAAAGTATGCAAATGTTTTTGTAGAAAGAAACCTTGTTAACACAACCATGACCAATCTTGTTGTGAAGGGAAACACGATTACCCAAGCAGATTCTGGAGCAACAAATTCCGTTTCTTATGGATTGGGCCAGGCTTATATAACTATCACTCCTTTTGATAACTATTACAAATTTACATTTTATAAAAGAAATCAGGATGGCACTACGGATCTTTTGGATTTAACATCTTCTGGTACATTTAAACTTGTTTTTATTGACAACCAGAACAACAAACTTGTTGCCCCACCAATTTCTGACAAGAATCTTGCCAATTCTGCAAGGGGAGAATTAGCTTTTAAAGTGGATCAAAGTTTGGCAACTCAAGTTTTAACTTTCACAAATAGGAAATTCTATATCTCCAACCAACCCATTGAAACTGCTACAACTAACGTGACTGGAAATAACGCAGTTTCTAAAGTTTCAAGCGTTAAACAACAACTTGCCACAAAAGCATTATCATTAACCGACACGATAAAAGACGTTCAGCTTGCCGCTAGGGCTCTTACAACAGCGGAGGGAAATTTAGGAACAACTAGAATTTCGGCTTCTTCCTCTTCAGTTTTGTACTACGGTAACTGGCTAAAAGACGAAGAAACCCAGCCTGCATCCACTTTCGGAACTGCAGGAACTGCAGGATTTGGCGGTGTGGTTAATCCTAACCTGATTACAAATGCAATAAGCGGAATAAGTCAGACCTCGGGCACTTCTTCGATTGTAAACAGTCAGTCTGCTTGGCAGCAAATTGGAACTGCAATACAAAATTCCACTTCAGGAACAGCAGGAGCAACAAGGAATCAAACCGGAGGAACCGGTGTATCAACACAAACGCTGAACTCCTTAGGAATAGCCGCATTCAAATCTGCAATTGCTTCAGATGTTCAAGGAAAAATTGCGAACAATTGGAGCACGGAGCAAATTATTGATTACTTCTTGAATCCCGCTGCGGCTGGATTTAAAATTTACTCTGGAATAACCAAGCAGATATTTACCGATGCAGTAACCGGAATTTTTAGTAGTGACGACTTAGCTTTGCTGAAAGCCTATGGAAACACTAGAGGCGGAAGAACTAATGGCGGTCCAGCTTCTTCCAAAGGAAGCACTACAAATCAAAGTGGATCGGATAACGGGTCCCCAAATTTCCCTAGATAATGGCAA